GCTTTAGACGCGCAGTCCAAGCGGATTGAGCGCTTATCTCTCGCGGCCACGCAGCCTGCTTTGGGTCAAAGCGATATGGCGACATCAGAGGCCAAATCGGCTTGGTCTGATTATATTCGCTCCGGTGACCTCTCATCGCTTAAATCTTTAGAGGGTAAGGCCGTGACCACCCAAGACGCGGAAGGCGGTTATATCGCGCCGATTGAATCAGAGAGCATGATTGACCGCGCCTTGGATTTAGCCTCACCTTTACGTCGCCTCGCCACGGTCAGGCGCGTCGGTACGGGCCTGTTTAAAAAACCCGTCAGTGCAGGTGGCATGAGTGCGGGTTGGGCTGGTGAAACGGTGACGGGGTGAACAAACCCCAAGGTCTGCTGTCTTATACCCAAAGCGATGAAGGCACACAAAGCTGGGGCGAAATCGGCGTTGTTAGCTCTGGTGTTGAGGGTGATTTTGACGGCACAGCCCCTGTCGATAACTTGCTTGATTTAGTCTATGCGCCCAAAACGCGTTACCGTTCTCAAGCTGCCTTTGTTATGAACCGCCGCACCTTAAGTGTGATTAGAAAGTTCAAAGATGCGGATGGGAATTACATGCCCGATATTGGAACTGACACGACACCGATTGCCTTTGGGGATTTCAAACGCGGATACCTCATTGTTGACCGCCAAGGCATTCGGGTTTTGCGCGACCCTTATTCAGCTAAGCCCTATGTGTTGTTTTATACGACAAAACGTGTCGGCGGCGGTGTGCAGGACTTTAATGCCATCAAGCTCTTAAAGCTCTCAGCGTAAATATAATCGGCTCTGCGAAAGCTCGCAGAGCCTCATTTTCCAAACGTTTATTTTAGGGGAAGCCAATGGCGACCACTGATATTTTTCCGCCTGCCGTCGAACCGATTAGCCTTGAAAAAGCCAAAGATTTCCTACGTGTCGATCATACGCAGGATGAAGGTCCATTCTTGGCAATATCACCGCCATAGAGATTGATTATGTCGCGGGTTACGGCCCGAGCGAGGATGATACCCCACTACCGATCAGGCAGGCTATTCTGCTGTTGATTGGATATTTTTATCAATATCGCGGCGATGATAACGCCCCACCTTATCCGATGATGCTGGATGCGTTGCTGATGCCTTATGAGAGGGTGCGGCTATGATTGGTGATCTTAGAACGCCATTGGGTGTTTATAAACCAGAGCTGACTTCGGATGATTTGGGCGGGTATGTCACGCATTGGGTTTGGCACGCCAAGGTGTGGGCGCATATCAAACCCAAAACATTAAGCGAGCAAAATGAAAATGGCCGATTGAAAGTCACGCAAACCTACCGCGTGACCATAGGCTTTCGCGATAATTTCCCTGAGCGCGCGCGGATGATGTGGGGAGAGCGTCTTTTGCGGGTCATGACGAGTTCTGATCCCGATAATCGCCGTGAGCGCTTGCATTTAATGTGTGAAGAGGAACAACAATAATGTCTGATTATAATGCGGCTTTGGCCTTAAGTCGGGGGCTTCATAATTTCTTGGCGAACCAAGTGCATATCCAAGATCATTTGGGTAATCCGCCGCGCCTATATGATGACCCGCCTGAAGACCCGATATTTCCTTACCTGACCTATGGGCCGTTACGCAGTGAGAATATCAGTGCCGAAGGCGCGGTTATCACCCAACATGTTCTAAGCCTTCATCTGTGGTCACGCTATAATGGGCGAACAGAAACGCTTGAGCTTGTTGGCTTAGTCAGTGGCTTGATTGAAACAGGTCAGATCGAGATGAGTGGGGCGACGCTTATTTCTCGGCACATTATTTTGACAGATGTTTTTCGCGCTACGGATGGCCTTACACAACACGGCATTATTCGTATGCGCCTTACTACAGAACGTGAATTGGAGAGCATATGAGCGCTCAAGCTGGTCGCGATATTCTGATGAAACTGGCTAATGGGGCAGGCGGTTTTGAAACTGTGGCGGGTCTTCGCAGTAAAACATTACGCTTTAATGCGCAGCTCATTGACGTCACCGATTCCCAAAGCCTTGAGGCATGGCGAGAGCTCTTGCCCGGAGCTGGTGTTAAATCAGTTGAAATAACGGGTGCAGGTATATTTCGAGACAAGGCATCCGATGCGTTAATACGACACACCTTCTTTAATCAAAGCTTCAATGTTTTTCAATTCATCATGCCTGATTTTGGCACCATTGAAGGGCCGTTTTTGATGTCGACCTTATCTTATACGGGCGATTATCAAGGCGAAGCGCAATATGAACTCTCTGTTCAAAGTGCGGGCGTCACGACGTTCACGGCCTTCTCATGAGGGTTAAGTTAGCGGACAGAGACGTAACCTTAAAACTGACCTTACGGGCCTTGGCAGAGATTTCTGATAAGACGCAGACACAGGGTCCAAGCGATTTGGCCGCTGTTTTTCGCGCCCTCGATACTGAGACGGTTGGTGACATAGTACAGGCCTGTAGTGAGGACAATGTTGCACTGGGTGACAAAGAAATCGCGCAGCTATTCCCATATGTCTCAACCCTTTTTCAAGAGGCCTTTTGTGCCTGAAACTGAGGGCGCATGGCCATTTGCCAATTGGATGAAAATAGCGGTGTTTAGACTGGGCTGGACACCTCAGCAATTTTGGAATTGCGCGCTCAAAGACTGGATCATCCTTATGCGGGCCACACCCCAACCCATGCTAGCGCGCGCAGATTTTGAGGCCTTAAACGCGAAATTTCCCGATATAATAGATGAGGATATCTCTAAAGCCGCTTTCAAGAGCTTTGGGCGGTACACATCAAGGACCAAATCAAGGCGTTTCAAAACCCTCTGTGAGTGTGAATATGACCGTGAACGGTGTGTCTGATGCGCAGTCTTTTGCACGGTCGCAAACTCAGATTTCGACGGGTCTAGCACGCGCGGTCAGCGCGGCGCAGAAATATTTATAAGAGACTTAAGAGGGTTATTAATGTCCGCTTTTCATGATATTTTATTTCCGTTAGGGTTGGCATTTGGTGCCAGTGGCGGGCCCACGCGCCGCGTTGATAGTGTTCAATTAGCCAATGGGTCTGAGGTCAGAAACACACCGCATGCCCAATCTAGGCGACGCTATAATGCAGCCTCAGGTGTAAAATCGCTTGAGGAAATGCAAGCATTGATCGCGTTTTTTGAAGCGCGTCACGGGCAACTTTATAGTTTTCGTTTCACAGACCCTTTTGACCATATGGCCCAAGATCAACGCATTGGGATAGGCGATAGTACTCAAACGCTCTTCCAACTGACCAAACGCTATGAAGATAGTGCAGGGGACTATACGCGCCCGATCACAAAGCCGCGGGCTGGAAGCATAATAGTAAAACTTGACGCTCAATACGTGCCTGAAACCGATTATGATGTGGCCCTAAATACAGGACATATCACGTTTAACACACCGCCTGAGACTGATGTCGTGGTTACAGCTGATTTTGAATTTGATGTGGCTGTGCGTTTTGACACAGACGCTTTGGATATTTCTCTCGAAGCATTTGAAGCGGGCGATATACGCAATATTCCCCTCATTGAGGTTTTGTTTGATGCGTGAATTATCGAATGATTTCAAAGCGCATTTAGACAGCAGAGCGACCACGCTTTGTTATATCTGGACGCTTACACGGCGTGACGGCGTGGTTTTTGGGTTTACCGATCATGACCGCGATTTAAATATCGCTGACGTCATCTACAAGGCACAATCAGGTCTTAGCCCTGGGGCATCAGAGCATCGTCTGGGGTTCTCGGTTGATAATGGTCGCGTTGACGGCGTGCTGTCTGATGGGCGGATGAGCGCAGATGATATCCGCGCGGGCCTTTATGATGAGGCGCAATTGGATTGCGCGCGCGTTAATTGGAGAGACCCAAACCAACGGGCTTTGCTGCGTCGGGGGTATATCGGCGACATCATGCTAAGCGGGTCGCATTATGAAATCGAATGGGTCGGAGAGGGTAGTCGATTAAAACACTCACAAGGGCGTGTCTTTTCTCGTCAATGCGATGCCGAATTTGGTGATAGGCGTTGCGGATTATCCTTAAGTGATTTTCCAGCGGGCACGCAATGTGATCGACGTTATTCAACCTGTCGTGACCGCTTTCAAAACAGTTTTAATTTTCGAGGCTTTCCGTATCTCTTAGGGGATGATGCTCTATTAGCGGGCGCACCATTAGGGGAGTCCAGAGAGGGTGGATCGCGCTATAATCAGGACGCGCTTTAATGATAGAAGAGCTTGATCAAAACGCTTTGCTACGTGCACGGGTTTTAACGCTCGCCCAAGACTGGATAGATACGCCTTATCAACATCAAGCCAGTGTGAAACATTCTCATTCATGCCTATTGGGGGCAGGCTGTGGTGGAGAGTTTTATCGTGCCTTATTGGCAAAAACGCCATGCTTATAGTTTCGCCTTCCCGCTTCAAAAACAGAGAGCTTTATGAGTACATTGGTTTTAAATAGTGCGCGTGCGGTTGGGGCAGGCATAGGGGGCAATCTGGGTGCGCGCCTCGCGCAGACCGCCGGCCAGTTCGCGCTGTCATATGCTAATCAGACAATTGGTAACTTGCTGGATAACCGCCGTTTTGAAGGGCCGCGTTTAAAAACCTTTCACGTCATGACATCCCAAGACGGCGCGACTATGCCCTTGAGCTATGGGCGTGTCCGCCTAGCCGGACAGGTGATTTGGGCTTCACGCCTGAATGAAAAAAGCGAGACAAGTCGTGTGGGGAGCAAAGGCGGCCCCACCCGCACCGATTACAATTATTCAATCAGCTTCGCTTTGGGCCTGTGTGAAGGCGTCATTGAGAGTGTGGACCGCATTTGGATAAATGGTGAGGCGGTTTCGTCAGGGGAGATAAATTTCCGTATTTATAAAGGTACATCCTATCAATCCCCGGACCCGCTCATCGCGGCGATTGAGGGCACGTCCATCTTTTGCCCTCATCGGGTGAATTCGTTTATGATACAGAGATTGTAGAGGACATTTCCAATCCCGGTGAAGCCAGGCCCATAAACCTCAATAATCTCTCGGGTGAAGTGGATCTCATCCGTGCGCTTGATCAATTGGAAACATCACTGCCCGCTTGCCGTAATGTCTCATTAGTGGTCAGTTGGTTTGGCACAGATTTACGCGCGGGCGAATGCAAGATAAAACCGGGCGTGGAAATCCAGACACGTCTCTTAGAAGATGATGTTAAATGGCGCGTCTCGGGAATTGAACGCGCACAGGCCTATGTCGTCAGCCAAGATGATAAAGGGCGTCCCAATTATGGCGGCACACCCTCTGATGAGAGCCTAATGAAAGTGATTAGCCTGCTGAAATCTCGCGGTTATAAAGTCACCTTTTATCCCTTTATTTTAATGGATATCCCAAAAGGTAATGGCCTGAACGATCCTTATGGAGGGTCAGAGCAAGCGGCCTTTCCGTGGCGTGGGCGCATTACCTGTCACCCGGCTATTGGACAGGCAAATACGGTAGATCAAACCAATATGGCCGCAGAGCAAATCGATAATTTTTTCGGTACAAGTGCGCGAAACGATTTCTCAACAGCGAATGGGCAGGTCGATTATACAGGATTGGAGGCCTATTCCTTTCGGCATTTTATTCTGCACTATGCTCATCTCTGTGTCTTAGCGGGCGGGGTTGATAGATTTGTCATCGGCTCCGAAATGGTGGGGTTGACCACTATTCGTGATAGCCACACGCATTTTCCGGTCGTGGAGAAACTCATAGACCTTGCCAGTGATGTGCGCTCGATTTTAGGCGATGTCACAAAGATAAGTTACGCCGCCGATTGGTCAGAGTATTTGGGTTATCACCCTGTTGATGATACGGGCGACATCTTTTTCCATCTTGATCCCCTTTGGGCGCATGAGGCGATTAATGCTGTGGCTATTGATGCCTATTTCCCCTTGTCAGATTGGCGCGATGGAGAGACGCATTTGGATGCTCTGGCGGGATATGAGCCCTATGATCCGTCCTATTTGCAATCCAATATAGAAGGCGGGGAGGGTTTTGATTGGTATTACGACAGCCCCCACGACCGCCAACAACAAATCCGCACCCCCATCATTGATACGGCCTATGGCAAGGATTGGGTGTTTCGATATAAAGATATGCGGAATTGGTGGTCGGAGCCTCATTATAATCGTATAGACGGTCAAGAAACACTACGCACGGAGTGGCAAGCGCATGTATAACGCGCCTATGATTGATATGGATGCGAGTCATGTTTGGTGCTGGGATGCGCGACCTTTTCCTGATTTTCCCGCACGCGAACGCGTTTGGTCTGATGGTCAGAATTGGCAAAGAGGGCATTGGCTCACTGGGCGCGTGGAAGGGGTGGCGCTTCGCGATGTCGTATATGATTTAACGCAGCGCGCCGGACTTGATGACGTGGACGTTTCAAACATTTCTGGATTGATTGAGGGTTATACCGTCGATCGTCCAATGTCAGCGCGCGCCGCTATTGAGCCATTATCGCTAGCTTATGGTTTTGACATGGCGGAGACCGATACAGGCCTCATATTTTTATCCCAACACAGCGCAAACGTGCACGCATTATCAATGGCTGATTTAGGCGAAGATAGTCCCAGTGAGGTCAAAGCGGATGCGCAAAATCAGTTAAAAGATGTGCGCTTTCATTCTTGA